CACGGCCATTCTTGTACCAGTAACCCTCATAAAGCCAGCTCTCAGGTGCAAGAGGTGCAACCCAGCCTTGATTTGGTGTATTCCACACCAAGCCTCCACATGGATCGTCATCTCGCTTGAAAGAACGCTTCAGAAAGGTCACATCAGTGATGTCCGTGTAGGGCACCAACTCGGCATTCTTCTTTCCGCTAGTATACACAAGATCAAAGAGATCTCTCATATCCTCTGCTACGGTGACCTGGTTAAAGTCATCGCAGATCTCATCATCAACGGATGTTAAATTGTCATCTCCAAATGTGTTAGTGAATGCATGTTGCCAAAAATCTCTGGCACCATCCATCCGCTTCATATAACAACCAACTAAGGTTATTAATGAATACATAGAGTTGACAATTGTGGTCAAAGGATGTCCACTTGGCAATGACTTATTCCATTGCACTACGTACTTAAGGCTGCAACCAGCTCCAGTAACGTGGCGCGAATGAACCAAGTCAAGCCAAAGAATGTACCTGACCTTGTCATCAGACTCCTTCCACTCTGAGTTGTTGTAACGATACCACTTGTTAATGTAATTCAAAATTGAATTATGCACCCATGGCTGCTCACTTGCGTCAAAGCGGGAAAAGTCACCATCAAATACCTTCTCTCTACCATTAGCAAGAAGACCCTCGGCAATCATATACCACTCTTTGTAATGATTTATACCTGGGGCCATTCCATTCGAGACGTGTGTCGCAAAAGTGGCTGCCATAAAGGCGCCAAAATACATGCGACACGCAACTGAATAATCAAGCTCTGTGCCTGCAATACCTCTCGTTGCAACGGTCTCGACCTTCTTCAAAGGTCTTAACTCGTCCTTAAGGAAGTCTGTGGCGAGATGGAGAGTTCGTTCTCCAATCTTCGCATTTTCAATGATGTCATCAACATCGTCTCTCAGAATCTGAAGCTCCTTTCTCGAGAAATCTACATCACCTTCAAAACCTAGGAAATATGTCTTCCCTGGTGTTTGGGGTGTTGCAAAATCTTTGTACTTGTAACCCGCACTTGTCTTCCTGTTAATTGGCTTCATGCGCCAATGCTCAGGAGGAACAATTGCTTCCTCAAAACTCAAGATTGACCTCGGAAAATGCTTGGTTGTGTCCCAATGCTTCTCCATCGCCACTTCCGTGACAACTTCGAGCTGGGCCGCTTCCTTGCACACCAAAGGTGTCTGATAAGCTCTCATGGCGTTGGCCATAGGATACTGCATCACTCCATCAACCATCTTGCTGCGCAAGATGGCGGGTGCAGTAGGACAGTCCCCGAATAACTTCTCTTCCTGCATAGGTGTTGCTTTCAGCTTAGTAAACGATGCTACATTCACCGGCTTTTCAAGCACGCCCAAGAGTTCAAAGCTGCCGTCAACGATGCCCTGCTCTTGCAAAGCATCCTGTAATTCAACTCTGTCCTTACCTGTGGGAGTCATCATAACCTTATTCCACTTCTGTGTGTTCTCCTTGTAAGAGGCTAACTTCATGAAAATCTGAATGGCAACCTCTTGAGGCACTGATGTGGAATATCCCTCGCGGATAAAGATACTATCCCTACCTGCTGAATGGATTCCCATTACACAGCGCATTCCATAATTCCTGTTCTCGGTAAGACACAAGGGGGCTCCGCAGTCTCCTTTCATCGTGGACGCATTGTACTTCAACAATCCGCCCATCACCTGCCCTCCGCTCTCGGTTAGGGCTCCAACATACTCACAAGTCTTGCTGTAGTATGTCTTCTGGCGAATCATGTTGTCCTTCAACTGGGCAACATCAAGTCTCACGGGAACATTCGATCCTCTCAAAATGGACTTCATCTCCTCTTGCTTGAGGAAATATCCAATAATATTTCGATTGGCTTTCAAAAAGACTGCGCCAAACGAAATTCCTGCAAGATCAAATCCTTCGATCTCCTCAATAGGTCTCTCCAAAAAAGCACCGCAAGTCATGGTAAACTTACTGTTGTGCCTGATGGAATGGAACTTAAGTTCCACTGATGGATCTTCCTCGCGTATATACTTAAGGAAGTGCTTGGGAAAAATGAAGACATCTGCACCAAGACCGAGGAATTGACCAAGATCACCACGCTCTGATGAACACTTAACAGTGTTCTCAAAAACATGGTCATGGACATCCTCATTAGGAGGCACACCAACCTGTTCAAAGATTGGTGTATAGGATGTAAGTCTCATAAACTTCTCCTTCTTCTGAACGCTGACTCCTTCGTTACTCTGGCTCTTAACCTTTGGTTTTACACCTATCATCTTCAGGAATCCGCCAACAAGCGCCCAAAAACCACTCACAGCGGCTTTCAGAAGGCCAAAAGCTGCACCAATAGCCAAAAGAACCAACGATGAATTAAGCAACAGCTTTCCAACTGTATTCCAATCCACATTGCGGATCAATGGAAGGGTCTTAACCCATTCCACCACCCTCTTGTAAATGGAACTTATAGCTTCGAAAGCCTTGTTCTCTTCATCGCAAAAACCTTCATTGATACGCTTAGCGTAATCAATGAACTCAACTCCCTTCTTGCGCGCTGTTAGATACATACGGCTGAAGAAAGTGTCATCTTCTTCCTCAATGGACATCTGCTCAACCTCATGAGATGAATCAACAGAAATCTCTTCCTCGATCTCCTGACCTGCCTGTAACTCAAGGCCAGCATCAAGTGCGTTCTTGAGCGCACCTGTCCACTTCTTCAAGTTGGTAACCTGCTTCTTGTTTACCTCACGTCTGTTAATCATCTCCTGTGCAGCTATTTCAACCGCACGCTTAAGGCCTCCTGTGAACAGGGGCCCATTGATGTTGTCTGACTTAAAGTCATGCTCTCTCAATGTCCAAGCGTCCCAGGGCAATTCAGCCATGAGCTCATCCTTGCTGTAGGTCTTACCATTCTCAAGGTTCTCTGTAATGCGCTGCATACAAGCATCAAACTCCTGGTCAAACTTGTTAAAGTCAAACCTTCCGTTTTCAAGCTTGTACTCGCTCGCAGCCTCAATCCAATAAGCCCCTTGGAATCTCCTCACAAGGGCTTCTGGTTCAGTTATAAATGAAGACCAACTTGCCGCAACATTGCGGCAGTTGGTTGTGCCAATCATGAGCGGTGTGTTCAAATAGAACCTGCCCTTACTAGCCAAATCGGCATAGTTCAAGGGCATGGACCAATTTCCACACGCACGAATCACATTCATGGCCTCTGAATCTGGATCCCCTGTCTTCCCAATCACTTGGAAAGCATCATCCATGACAAGACACTTCTGTCCAACATAGCCATTCCAGAACTGGGTCGTTCCTTTCTGCCATAAGTTTTCAAGGGCCTCACTTCCTGAGACCTCTCCTGCCAGAATCAAAGTGGTAGCACCAACAAGTCTCAAAAGACTCGTCTTTCCTGCTCCACTTGGCCCTCCAAACATGAAGTAATATGGCATAGCTCTGACATTAACCTCAGCCTGCATTGCACCTCTGTGAGGCTGCATTTTAAGGCCAAGCTTCTCAATCCAGAAGTTCAACTCTCTCTTCGAGGCCTCTGTCACAAGGACCTGGTGAAAGCCGTAGCCAATTGTCATAAGGTCATTGCATTTCCTGACAATTTCAATTGGAACACTGGGCTCCACATCAAGCTGCCTCACCATCTCTGACACTTCCTGCTTCCATTTACGGAAGCAATCCTCCTTTCTCTTGAAAGGCAATTCACAACCAACGATTCGTGTGACAAATCCAATAAAATCAAAGAACATGTCACAAACTCGCGTCATGAACGTCTCAAGACCGTCTGCGGCCTTAGGAAAGTTCGAAACCCTCTTCAAAAACTCATTCGTGTATCCCAAGGCTGACTTGCCTGGGATCCAAAGCATGGTGATCAATGATAGCAAATTTGATGCAGCGGCAAAACCGCCCATTTGCGTCTCAACTGCGCAAGGCTTGCACATCTCCGCTATCTTCGATGCTATCTCAGGAATGAATATCCCCACAAGTGCCAAAACACCTGCGTGAATTACAGGAAGATGAGCAAAGCTGGTCAAAAGCCACATGAATAATGCAGCTAATGCAACTCTACATAAAATATCCCCTACTCTCTTCATGTTCTCAACAAGCTCAGTGATCTGAGCCTTGAGGAACTGAAGAAAATCGGACACATTATCTGATGTTGTGTTAATGCTCTTTACAGCATTTTCAATTGCACCCATTGTTTTGGGCGCAAAACAACCTGCTTGAGTCTCTATTTCAGTAGACTCCAAGCCAGCAATCAACTGCTCTTCAAGCGCTGACAATCTCTGCATTCTATACATGGTTTTTCCACGTATCTTGATTCCTGCCAAAGCTCTCTGGGCTAGGCGAAGTTTCACTGCACCAATTGCTCTCTGCAGTGACTCTCTCCATTCACGTTTATCTGACTTCGTGAGTTTCTCAAACTTCTTCTTGTCCTTCTTGGATCCATTTCTCAATGAACCTTCTGAATATCTTTCAGTCATTTGCGAAACGCGATAACGTGCGTTAATCGATGGCTCTGTTCTTCCGGCCATTGGGTCCAAATGTGCAGCAACATTAACTGTGTTAGGCATTATATACGTATATCGGTGTATTCGTATATTGTATCTGGTTCGTAAGTTGTGTACGTAAACCCGTCGGTGAAGAATTCAATTTCGAAACCCAATAGGATCTCTTAAAATTTTCCTGGGTATGTGAGTCCTATCTGTACTAAGTTACTTCAAAACTTTTCCTTTAACGGACTCCATGAATGGATGAATGGGAAACGCCCCATAGCGTATGAATATCGGAAACACTCAACGATATCATTGATGAAAAACCCTCACTACAAGGGCCAACATGGTGGTCTTACGTATATTGCCACCGGCTGCTGTACGAAAACACATACCCTGTGTATTTACCGAATCGCAGTAAATCACACATGATTACTTATAATGGCAAATGGGAGTACTTTAAAAGTACCCAGGTCAACCAAACATATGCACACATCGTTGCTTCCTCTGAATATCTAAGATATCCTAAGTTTTCTCTAGGCGAATAAACGTCAGGCGGGCATCCTACGTCTATGCAACATATGGTAAGTCAACATGATGAGCTACTTTAATAGTAGGTCGTGGCAAATCCTGCAAACTGTTTTTGGTTGTTGTGTGTTTGTACAGAAGACAACGCTCCTGCTCGTCCAAGGGTTACGCCCCAGGTTCGGCAAATAAAGACTAAAACTGTATTTTGAATACAG